GCATATCAAAATGAACGAGTAACCGGATATAAGGGAATAATGTCATCCACGCTTGGGGTAAAGATAGACTGCAGGGAATCTGATGTGCAAAACATTCAATCTCTTATTTACTATCTTGAAGCAAATGGCATAACAGAATATTTTTATAAATGCTACGACAATACGGAAATCCCTTGTACTTTAACACAGATGAAGGCTGTACTTGCTGAACTCATTGCGGGGATGCTTGCAATGTGGGGGCTTAAAAATACACTCACAAAACAGATAGATGCCTGCACAAAAGCGTCAGAAATCGAAGTTATAACATGGTCATGGTAACAAGGAGATTAATATGTTACATGTTAGGGGTGGATTAAGATGGCAGAAGGGATATTTGGAGCGTCATCAAGTACATATTTGGGTGTGTTTGGTTCTGTCATGGCTTTTCTTGGCACTATTCTGGCTACTAAGTTAAGGCTAGCATTCAAAAAACAGGAAAAACAGGAAGCAGATCTTAAAGCATCAGAAGAAAAAAGAATACTTGAATATAAATCCTATATAGAAGAAAATTTTGAAGTTCTATGGAAACGAATTGATGAAATAAGAGAGGATATAACAGAATTACAGAAAGAAATTTCATATATTAGTGGTAGATTTGAGGATTTACAGAAAGCTCATTTTGCCATTATTTATCATCCTTCTGGAGGTCATAAATAATGAAAATCAAATATGTAAATCAGAAAAATGAAATTTATAATGGTCAGAACTATTGTGGATCAGCTGTAGTAGCAATGATTACCATGGAACCTCCTCAAATGGTTGCTAATTTGATTGGACCTTCCGCACCGGATGATGATTTACTTTCATACTTAAAAGGGAGAGGATTTAAATTAACAAAAATTTCTGATGGTGGAACTGCAAATACAAAATGGGGTTATGTTCCAGCTGATAAAGATTTTGATGCTATAAAATCCGCTCTTGATAATGATGAAGTGGTCCTCTATCATTTTGCTGGTTGGGATAATAAAAGTAGTGGTCATTATGCACTGGTTGTTGGATATAAAGATGATGGATTTCTTTTTAATGATCCTGCTGGTGATAGAAAACTTGGATATTTTGGTCTTTCTAATGAAGGTGAACGCACGTTCTATGATAGAGATATGCTAAAGCTAGCAGGAATAAAAAGATTGTTTTCAATAAAAGAAACAAGGAGGAATATAAGTGTTTAAAATAAAAAAATCAGATGAAGAACAACAAGCCTTTAAAGTAGCACAGAATAGTATACTTGGACTTGTGGCATATTGTATAAAATATAGAGGTCCAGAGATTGTTCTTCTGGCTTCAATTTTTATAGGTGGTTATGTCGTGGCAAGTAATATCAAGTATTCTAAGACTTCTGGTCTAGAATGGATTCCTTCTATATCAACTAAAGTGGAGATAAAGAAACCATGAATATTAAACAACTAGCCATCGATGCTGGACTATTGGTCATTATTATGGGGCTTATAGTCATTAGTTTTTTTGTAGGATGTAGTCTAGCTCCAACACAGATGAAAGGTGAATCCAATGTATGTTATAGAGCACGATATTGCCAATGGATAAATAGAAAAAATCCCAATACATCAGCCTGTGTAGCCATCGATGCTGAATGTAGAGCTTATGAACGATGGATCTATTGTAGCAAAAAGGAGAACAGACCAGATGATTGCAAGTTTCAGGAATGTTGGGATAAACTTAATACGAAGTAGTATATGCCTCTTGCTTATTGTTCTATTAGACACCCTGTTCGGGTGTCTCTTTTTATAGGGACTTCAGATCCTGTTGTCCGATAAGGTAATATCCACCTTAGAGAGGCTGGACATCAAACAATAAGAGGAGATATCCAATGTCAAACAAGCAGTACAAACAAATCGCTAAAGAAGCTCTTCAGGGAATGTTCAATGGAGAAGGTGAAGACGGACGCAAAATCAGAATCAATAAAGATTCAGTAGGTCTAATCTTCAATGAAAAAGGCAATTTCTACAGTCTGACATTCGAACTGGAATTTGAGCAGAAAGGATCTCAGGGATCTATTTCTATCAACAGAAATGTAGCTCTTCCGATCAATCTAATTGCTGATGTTGTGGTTTCGCTTCCTGAAATAGAAAAAGAAGTTAAGGAAGAAAAGCCCAAAAGAGGCAGGAAGGCTCTGAAGGTCGAAGAAATGGAAAATGAAGAAGAAACTTCTGATGTTGATCTTTAATAGACATGACCATTTTATGATAGACCCTCTTAACGGAGGGTCAAGTCATATACGGACGTTTACTATGGCACGTTTAGTATTTCAGAAATCAAAAAATGCTTGACAAAATAATATTATACATGTTTTAATGGTTTATAATGATGATAAGGAAAATCTTATGAAGAATATGTTAATATTAGGGGAAACTAATGTTTCTATTAAGAGAATCATCAAAATATTGACGATATACCCCTTTCATTATTTTTTTTAAAGTATAGATCATAAAGAGCTAAAAGACGCTCTAAAAAATCAATTCGGCCAATGGAGGTCCAAGATGAAAAAGACAGTTAAAACCACAAAGAAGTCCGCAGAACTCACTCTCACAGACAAACAAATCAAGGTTCTTAAGGCTATAATCCAGAATGCCAATGATGCTTCCGGTGGAGATTTTGCTTTCACTGATGAAGTTATCGGAATGGTAACAAAGGGTCGTGGTGCTCTTACAAGATTCCAAGCAGGTGCAATTCTTTCAACTCTGAAAGAAAAGAAGATCATCCAGATATGGGCATGGGAAAAAACCGAAAATGGCTGGGTTCGCCAAATAACTATCAATGATATGAAGGTTGCAAAAGCACTCATTTCTTGATTGGCGTAGAAATCGTGCGGAGGACCGCAAGGTCCTCACCCTTTAGAAGGGAATCAAGAATTTCGACTAATGGAGGTCCTACAATGTTAAGCCACAAAGAATTTTTCAATGATGCAACTGCCAGAAAATATGTAAAAAAGCTCCAGAATGGATCACTCTCACCTAAAGAAGAAAGAGAAGTCTATAATTATTTTGATACTGAATATTTCTTTTATATTCAGAAACAAGATCTGAAATATAATCACATATATGATCAGGAAGATATGAAAAGTGAATTTATGATTCAGGCGTGGACAGCCCTTTATAGGGCTAAATTGACTGTTGGCAATCCTTTGGCTTTTGCTCTTCAGAGAGCTAAATTCGCCACTATAGATTACATCAGGAAGATCAACAGTCAGAAATTGATTCTGGTTTGTCCTCAATGTGGAGCAGAATATACCTATGATAGAAGGAATAAGGTATGTAAGAATCCCAAATGCAAGAACGATAAAGAATCTGAAAATCAATTGACTTCTAAAGAGAAGGAAGATATACCAGAACTTGGGATTGAAGCTCTAGCTTCTGTTAAATCCGCAGAAGATATTACAGAGAAATTCATGATGGATGCTCTATTTAATGAAATAATCCTCTACATTAAAGATATTGATGAACTCTCATTCTATGAGAAATCCGTGGCTATCAATTCTCTGACATATAGACACTCCTTTTATGATGAAGCCAAATATAAGGGTAAGTCTCATAGCTGGTCTATGACATTCGAAAAGAAAATGCAAAAGATTCTCTCACCACTCAAGGGTCGTCTTTCGATGGCTCTCTGATATAGAAGGAATTTTATTTTATTTGCGAATCTGTCCGATACGGAGGGTAGAAGCCTGACCGGAGGAAAAAAGAAGGAAGATGAAGGGATTTTATCCCTTCCTTCTATCCTCTTTCGCCAAAGGAATAAAAATGAAACCAAGGAGGTTGCATGATTAAAAATGTTGATGTAGTTGTTGGCTGTCAATTTGGGAGTGAATCAAAGGGGCTAGCATCAGCCATGATAGCTAGCAAAAATAAATATGACTGGCTTGTAAGCGTGAATTCAAGTCAAGCAGGACATACAGCTCCTTATAGAACACCAAGAGGTGAAATAAATCAAATAGTATTTAGACAATTACCAGCATCATTGGTATCTGATATGAATGCTATGATTTATATTGGTGCTGGAGCAGTCATAAATTTGGATGTCTTCATAGAGGAAATTCATAGAGCAGAAAAAGCAGGATTCCCTGTAAGATGTAGACTATTTGTCGATAGGAATGCCCTTGTGATCACACAAGATCATATAGAAGAAGAAAAGGGTAGGGCTATGGGTCACCATATAGGATCTACATGTGAGGGAGTTGGATCAGCTTTAGCAGGTAGATGCCTTAGGACTGCTCCTAATATGGATGATTTTACAGAATGGGCAAAGAATTATGGTATTATATTGGTTGATAATTCAATGATCCTTGAAGGAGATGTCTTACTAGAAGGAAGTCAAGGATTTGGATTAAGTCCTTATTATGGTCATTATCCATACTGTACAAGTAGAGATACAACAACTTCTGCATTTCTTTCATATGCTCAAATTAATCCTAAAAAACTCAGGGATGTTTATGGAATCTACAGGACATATCCAATTCGTGTTGGTGGAAATTCAGGTCCTATGCATAGAGAATTGACATGGGAAGAAATTCAAAACAGGTCTGGATATTCAAAGCTTGGTGAATTCACAACAGTAACAAAGAGACTCAGAAGAATAGGTGAATGGGACTCTGTTCTTGCACAGAGATCAGCCATAGTTAATGGAGTAACCAAGCCTATTTTGATGTTTGTTAATTACCTAGATTCTACTCTGGAATCAGTAACAGAAATTACTAAGTTTCCTGCAGTTGTGGTCGATAAAATAAATGACATGGCAGAGGATGTCGGTCAGTTCTGGTATGCAATTTCAACTTCCAAAGAAGGAAGTTGGATATATTTCGAATAAAACAAAAGGAGGTTAATTATGGCTTGGATGGAAGATGAAAGTTCTGGTTCGCCAAAGAAGACTATATGGTCTTACAAAGATGGAATCGACATGGTAACGATTCTGGAAAACACTAGTAGGGATTTTGCCCTGCTCACAGGGGATCTTGATCCCACAAAGACATGGACTTCACCGATGGGTGCTTGGGTTCATGAATTCAAAACAGCAAATGGATATGCCACTATACTGTGTGACAAATGGGTAAATGCCTGTCCTTTCTGTTATGAAAATGAAATATACAAGCAGAGAAATCCGAACTACAAAAATACTGGAGGCAGACTGCCCTATGGTATGAGTAAAAAAGGACTCCTGCAGGTATGGGATTTTCAAGAAAAGAAAGTTCTTTGGCTTCTGGCAGGAAAGAAAATTCAGGAAGGTATGGACTTTATTCTCACCAAGATGGCAGATAGATATCATGGATTTGTTACCATCACCAGAACTGGTAGGGGTCTATCAACTAATTACAGAGTTGATATTAGCAATGGTATTAGTCTGGATGAATATGCTATCAATACAATAGCATCCACCATGATGCCAAGAGATCAAGTAGAAAACAGATTCCGTATGACTCAGGCTGAAATTTTCAAGAAATCTGGGGTTGAACCCGCTTCTTATTTCTCACAAAAGCTTCCTATGAAGTTTAATATAGATATCAGTAATTGGGGTCAGATACCTAAATCTATAGAGCAACAGATTTCAGCCAATAGTAGTAATCCCACGACACCGGCACAAGCACAGGAATCACAACCTGTTACTCCGCAGGCTAATGTAACTGCACCAGAACCTTCACCACAGGCTCTGGAGGCTGTTAACACAATTTGTACGGTCGGGATGTATAAAGATAAAACCTTTGCTGTAATCATACAGGAAGTTGGTAAGCCTTACATTCAATATCTTTTAAGATCAGGGTCTGATGTAGAAAAACAATCAGCTAACATAATCCTTAATGAGTGGGATGTTGTTTCGGCTTTTGTCAACCCATTTTAAGAGGTATTAAATAATGGACAAAGAACTTGAATCATTTGTAACAGCAATAAACAAGTCCTTTGGAACTGGATCTGTCACCCGTATGGGTGACGATCAGTCCAAGGATATTACTCAGGAAGAATTAAAGGATCGAATTCATACAGGGTTAAGAGAACTCGATTGGGCAACTGGTGGAGGTCTGGTGAAGGGTGTGATGCATGAAATATTTGGTAATGAGGGTGAAGGTAAAACTACTTTAGCCATTCATTGTATGGTAAACGCTCAGAAAGAAGATCCGAATTTACAGATTTTCTTTTGTGATGCAGAACATACACTTAATGTTGAATATGCAGTTAATCTAGGTCTGGATCGTAGTAGAGTTGTTATCTCATATCCGGATTTCGGAGAGCAGGGACTAGATATCATACAACAGGCTGTAGAATCTGGTTTATTTGGTATGGTTGTTATAGATTCAGTAACTGCACTAGTGCCTAAAGCCGACATAGATGGAGATTTCACTGATGCCAATATGGGTGCTCATGCTAGATTGATGTCTAAGATGTGTAGAGTGTTGACTCCACTCATTGACAGACATAATGTATGTCTAGTTCTAATTAATCAAATCCGTATGAAAATTGGTGTTTTTATGGGATCACCAGAAACAACCACTGGAGGCAAGGGTATCAGGTTCTATGCCGGTATGAGGATGAGAGTTTCTTCATCTCTTGTCGATAAAGACGATCCAAAAGAAAAGATGGTTACTGTAGATTTCAAAAAACAGAAATGGGGAACACCATATAGAAAGATAGAACTTAAACTAACCTTAGGCAAGGGGTTTGATCTTGGATATGATGCTCTTTGTTGGGCTGTACGTGAAAAGAAGATAACACAGAAGAGTTCAGCCTATTATTATGAAGGTGAATATATCGGAAGTGGCAAAGCCCAAGCATCTATTGGTCTTCTTAAGATATTAGAGGAGGAATCTAATGGATAAAAATCAGATGATAGATCAGATTGATAAATTCTTTAATAAAGTAATGGAAAAGCCGGAAAAATATCCGGTAGATGAACTTGTTACTATAATAGAGAATATCATACCTGTTCATGTTTCGTTGGAAATTACCAGCTATGATGATGTAGATGTGCTGTTATCAGTCTATCCTTATTTTTATCAAAAGATCATTAGACTCTACGCCTATTTTATTCATAAGGTAAGAATAGGAGTCCAAAATAAAGACAAAGCCTATGCAGATATTATGAGGACTTATAGAGATCCAATTGAAGAATTAATATCGGCAGTCAAACTTCAATATGATTCATTAAGCAGACGTATAACAAATAATATAGAGAGAGGTCGATAACATGGGTATACATACCATAAATATTCACTGTAACTTTCATGATGAAACAAAAATTTTACCACTATACATGCAATATGAGTCTTCTTATGATAAGAAGATGATACAATTAATAAGCATAAAAATCGAAGATGACGTAAATATTCTTTTAAGTCTTAATCAGGCAGATCAATTAATAAAGGATATACAAAAGATTCTGGACGATAACAGATTGAATGAAATTCAAAAAGAGGTGACAGATACAGATGGCAGTAATGAAGAAATCCAACTTACATTGTTTGACACAGAACCAGCCAGTGACATCGAAGTTAACACAGAAAGTCCTAGATCAGATCAAACTTCCTGAAGAATATCAGGATTATGAATTTTGTTGGTGGGTGGAGCTTCGTCTTCAGACACTTAGAATCAATGGATTGGTGGGATTAATAAATGAAGCAGTTAATAAAGGATATTATGAAACTCAAGACATTGATAGTTTAATCCATAGATATGGGTGGTCTTCAAGAGAAGAACATGAAGTAACCATCATAAGTAAACATAGGTGGTTTTTTGATGAAGTTATACAATGTTTAGGAGAACATTTTCCATGGAATTGTTGGGAAGAAATAGTGAAGATAAAAAGGAATAATCCAATTCATATGATGGCAATTCAGCAAGCTATGAAGGTAACTCTTAATAAATTTGGTAAGGGACAAGGATCTTTGTCATATTTCTTGGCAGTATTTAAATCAACGGTATCCGAAATGGAACAGCAAGCATCTACTATGAGTAAATTGACGGCAAAGTCCGATAAACAAAAAGTAGTAGAACAAAAAAATATCAGTGCAGAATCAGTTAAAAACTGGTCGGAGATTGTGGATAAAATATGAATATTCATAAAGCATCGAACTGGATAAAGGAAGAATTAGATATTGTAGAGTATTTGTCTACACAGTATGGACTTTCTTTTAAAAAATATGGGAAAAATTATCGGGCTGTGTGTCCTCTTCATGGAGATACAGACCCGTCACTTTCTATTACTCAGGGACAGAACATTTTTTATTGTTTCGGTTGTAAAAAAGGAGGAACGCTGGTTACCTTTGTTGAGGAAATGGAGGGAATCAACAGATTACAGGCTATACAGAAAATTCTTTCAAATGTTGATAAGTCTGAAATTGATTTTACATCATGGTTAGATGATGGTCTTAATCCAATAATCCAGACTGCAATAAATCCTGCAGGTGAATTCATCTTGCAGAAAGCGATAGAGTATTTCACTGATCGGTCCAGATTTAGCCAAGGATTCTTGGATTTCTTTGATAAAAAGAATTTACCATTAGACACAGTAATAAAGATATACAAAGTTGGGTATTGTGATAGTACTAGTGGTCTGGTTAATTTCTTACTTAGTGCTGGTTATGATTCATTGACAATAGGTAAGTTTGGTTTAGACTCAGCATATGATAATACTATTGTATATCCAGTTTTCAATTACAACGGTGAAGTATTATATTTTATTAGAAGATATCTAGAAAGAGAAGGAACAGACATGCCGAAATACTGTAATTCGGATCAGTCTATTCCAACTTTTGTAGAAGATTTGATGACTGGTGTAGATAAGCTTAAATCAAGTTCAGATATTTTGATAGTAGAAGGATATAATGATTATTTAGCTCTGAAAATCAGAGCAAACGCCAATGTATTAGCCATGAATGGTTTGAAGTTGAGTACACAGAATATAAAAACCATCATATCTTATGAAGTAAACAACATCTATCTTTGGGTAGATGGAGATGGAGGGGGCTTCAAATTTCTTTCTTCTGTGGCAGAAAAATACATGGAATATTTTGGTAAGTATCCACAAGTCAATGTATATGCCATTTTTGTAGAGAAATTTGATCCAGATGAATTAGTACACAGAGTAGATGAACTCAAGCAGAATGCTCTGTTGTTACCTATGTGGTATATTGGTAATCACTTTGCTGGGTCTGGTGATAAGATCAGGAATGTATCAATGGCAATTCAGTTCTTGTCATCAGGTTTTAATTCTCTGGCATTGGATCAATCTCTTGAATATTTGGCAGACTTATATAATCTTTCAGTAGAGATGGTGTCAGACTATTATAATGAATGTAATAGAGTAGAGTACATGGACGCCGATGCTGAACGGTATGTGTTGTCTTTCGCTTTTAGCAATTCTAAAATTATTGACGTCTATAATCTAGATGAGACATATTTTGGACTTTCTATTCATAGGAAGATATTTAACTACATAAAACAAGGATTTACAAAAGTAACATTAAGAAGTGTGGGATCAGAAGCCAATAATGAATGGCTGTGGGAAACGATAGACAAATTACCACCAGTTTCATTTAATGAATCGGAGTTATTATCAGATTATATAGAAGTTATTACAGCTTATAGAGATAAAAGAAAAGTTCAAGATATTATAAGACAAACTCAGAAATATAAGCTTGGATTTGAAGATTTTGCAGAAAATGTAAATGAAGAATCTATCAAGCATAGTAGTGGTAAAAAATTTGAGGTGGTTACTGCCAAGGATGCAGTAAAAAACATAATACAGAAGCTTATTACATCAGAGAATTTGATGGGTTATAATCTAGGTTCTCTCTGGCAAAGAACTAACAATGCTTTATTGGGAATTAATAATGGCAAGCTTATAATCCTTTCTGGAAATACTGGTCATGGAAAGACTAATGTCGCTCTTAATTGGTGCTACTGGTTATCATTCCAACAGAAATTCAAGGGTCTTTATTTCTCTGGTGAGATGGATGCAGAAGAGATAACAAAACGATTGATTGCTATGCATACAGGATTGTCGGGGACTTCTGTAGCTTCAGGTAACTTGAACGATAAAGACATGGAAAAGATATTTGATATGTCTATGAATTTTGATCTTGACAATTTTATGATAGATGAAACTATGGCATTTAATCAGATTCTTAACAGGATCAAATTTATGAAAAGACGATTTAATATTGATTATGTGGTAATAGATTATTTGCAATTGATAGAACCTTCTATGGGAGGATCATTCAAAAACATAAAAGATGTATCACGTACCATGCAATTAAAAGAAATGACAAGGAGGTTAAAACAGGATATATGTAAAGATTTAAAGATGCCGGTGATTCTCTTAGCTCAACTTGGAGATCAGGCACTGGATGATTATTTGCCTCAGGTTAGGAGACTTTCTGAATCGAAGCTGGTCCAGCAGGATGCAGATGTCACTATAGCAATCAAAAGGAAAGATGAGAAGGAAATGACCCTAGATCCAGTTGGCAATATGATCATGCATATCGATAAAGTTCGATATAATGAATCTAAGGTGGTAATACCACTAGATTTCAATAGTACATGTTTAATGATAAAGGAGGCAACATTATGATAAGGCGGTTAATACTTAGGTGGTTATTTACCTATAAATATGAAATAGTCTTGCAGGACGAAGCTAAAGCACCTTATAAGACCTATAAGAATGATGCTGGCTATGACTTGTATGTCTATAAAACAACAAATATTCCTAAAAAATCTATAGTCAACATTCCTACTGGAGTACACATCAAATCTAAAGGGGCACCGGCATGGATCTATCTTACTGGTAGATCATCAACGTTACTCAGACATGGACTTATAGTTGATGATGGTGTTATTGATGATGGATATACAGGTGAAATGTGTGTAAAGGTCTTTAATCCGACAAATAAAGACGTTACACTCTATCCAGATATGAGGATAGGACAGATCATCATCATTCCTCATACAATAGGAAAGTTTGTACATGTAAAAAATCTAAAGGTCAAACCTCATGAAAGAGGTACACGTGGGTTTGGTTCAACTGGAGAATAACAGTGTTACAGTTAGGGGATGATTATAAAGAATTGATTGATTACTATTATGGGCAGGTAACTGCCCATTTTCGTATCTATGGTAAAACATCAGAAACACAGATAGATTCATTAATTCTCATATACAAATTAACAAAGAATGATCGTATTTTTAGTTTGATCTTCCAGCTACACAAAAAATTATTGATAGGTATTTCATATAAGACATATAATAAATATAAAACATATCTTTATGAAGAAGATTTATATGACCTGCAGTCTATGATGTTTAATGAATTCTATAGAAGAGTAATGTTTTATAGCATTCCGCCACAAGCTCCTTTTAGTAAGTGGGTGAAGATGTACATAACAAAGTGGAGTAATTCATACATAAAACTAACAGTGAAACATAATCAGAAATTCATTCATATGAATGATGCACCAAAGGAGAATGATGATGACATTTAACATATTAAATTTACATGTTTATTCGGCTAAGGGAAGCCTAGAATCAACTATATCAATTGATGATCTTATAGAAATAGGTAAGCAGACTGGTGTTGTATCTTTAATGGATTCTGGGATGTTTGCTGTAATAGATTTCTATCGTAAATGTGTAGATAACAACATTAAACCTATAATAGGTCAAGACATGGCATTTGCTTGGGGTCAGAGAGCAGAAGACCTAATGATGATGTATAATACAGTCTATTATAGGAACAGTTTGATAGCAGTAAATGAGATTGGATATAAGAACTTGGTCAATCTATCAACATATTCATATCTAAAGGGTCTATATCAAAAACCAAGGATAGATTGGACGATTCTCAAGGAGAGAAATGAAGGACTATTATATTTGATCAATTCAAGTGAATCCGATATAGCCATGCATTTAAAAGCTCAAAGTCCAATGGCGAATAAAGTCATGGACCAGATATTGGAAATCTTTAAGGGTAGAGTCTATCTTGAACTTATGTCATGTGACATAAATTCATCAATCCATAAATTCTGTAAAGATAGAAATATTCCAATATTACCATCAAATAAAGCTGTATTTAAGACTACAGAAGATTATGATTCATATATCATGTCATGGTCAATTAATAACAATAAAGATGGGAAAGAATGTCCATATCATGTATCAAATCATGTACTATCATTAAAAGAATTGGATGATATGGGATTTGAAGATGATGATATTATGAATCTTTATCAGTTTGCAGATAGAATTGGTGATTATGGATTACATAGATCAGATATGATCTTGCCATCTATGGGCATGACAGATGAAGAATTCACGATCATGTTAGAAAGAAAAATGGAAGAAAAAGGAGTTAATAGCCAAGAATATAAAGACCGGTTACAATATGAGCTTAATACTATCTTGAAGTTTGGATATGTTGATTATTTTCTTATAGTAAAAGACATTATAGATTATTGTAACAGAGAATTGAGTGGTTACATTTCAGCTGGTAGAGGTAGTGTTGGAGGATGCTTTGTTGCTTTCTTACTGGGAATTACAAGAATTGATCCAGTACATCCAGAGGGCTTTGGCAGTTCTATTCCTTTTGATCGATTCCTCAATTCAGGAAGGAAAGTAATGCCAGATATTGATATGGACTTTCTACCTGATGATAGACCTAAGATCATACAATATATTAAGGATAAATATGGTAACAATTCGGTAAAAAACATAGTTGTTATTATGACGTTAGGTGTGAGAGCTAGTGTACGAGAAGTAGCAAGGATTACAGGATTTCTAACACCAGAGATAGATAACATAATAAAATCATTCCCAAATGATCAGCAATTGACACTTGATATGGTTAAAGATTCTGATATATACAAGCAGAATATGAATAATCATGTCTTCATGGAGATATTTAAAAAGGCAGAATCTCTTGAGGGAATTCCTAAAGCCTATGGAGTTCATGCATCAGGTATAGCATTATCAAATTCTTCAATGGAAGACCGTATACCATTTTTTATTCAGAATGATAGAGAAATATCACAATATGATCAGGATCAGCTTGATTACATGGGTGTGGTGAAGTTGGATATTCTTGGTTTAAATACTCTACAGATTATGAATGAATGTCTGGATTTGATAGGAGTCAAGGAACAATATAACACGACAAAGACTGAATTTCTATCGCTCCTTCCATTAAAAAAAACAGAAGTTTATGATTTTATCAACAGAGGTGAAATAGCAGGAGTGTTTCAATGGGACACTCACAACTATAAGACTGTAATAAAAAGAGTACAACCACAGAATTTTGCAGAGCTTGTTGACTTAAACACATTGGGTAGATCTGCTTCACTTATATCAGGTTTAACAGACAAATATATTAAACGTAGGAAAGGAGATGAAGCAGTCAAGCCTCTACAGCCAGAATTAAAGGGACTTATGCCAGATACATATGAATTACCATTGTATCAGGAACAGATCATGTCTATTTTTGTTCGATTAGCTAATTATTCTTTAGCAGAAGCAGATGATGTTAGGAAGGCTATAGGCAAGAAAATACCAGAACTTCTTGAGAAGCAGAAGAAGATATTTATTGAAAGAATGGGAATAGAAAAAGAACAGGTTGCCATTGAAATATGGGAAATCATAGACAAGTTTAGTAAATACACATGGAACTTCGGTCATGCTTTGTCTTATACAAGATTATGTTATGAAACAGCATACCTAGCAAGGTTTTTCCCTGCAGAATATTATTCGGCTTGTATTAACAATTCTCATGAGTCTTTCGAAGTTGGCACATTTCTTTCAGCAATAAAGAAGCTTAATATTAAGGTACTACCAGTAGACATCAATGGTAGTCAGGCTAGATACACAGTGGTAAATGGACAGGTATTATCAGGGTTTATGGGTCTAAAATACTTAAGTAGTAAGACTATAGATGGACTCTTGGAAGCAAGAGGAGAGGGATTTGAGAATTTTGCTGATTTCAACAAAAAAGTAACTAAAAAGCTCATCAATAAGACAGCTCTTATTTCACTCTATTGTGCCGGTGCTTTTAATAGTATGATAAATACAGATTCAGAGATGATAAATTTGTTCTGTGAAAGAGCTGGAATTAAACAGAAAGAAGAATTATACAAGATGGAATTGGACCAATATAGAAGATCAGGAAAGATCACTCATGATATGTTTGAATCTCAGGATATCAGATTATTAAACACTCAGAAGATAATCACTATTTATGCATATGTTAGTAATATAAGAGAAATTTATACCAAGACAGGAAAAAAGATGGCTTTTCTGACTTGTGATAACTATTCACATGGAAGATATGAGATAGTGGCATTTCCAGAAGCTTGGACCAAGAATAAGTTATCAGTGGGTGATTATTGTGCCATGACGATTGAATATAGGAATGGTCTAGTCCTCAATTCTACAGACGTGTTGTCCGATAAAGAAGTATCATCGAAACAATAAAGGAGGACAACAATGAAAGTATTATCGATGGAAGAGATCAAGGAAAAAGCACCTTCAGTATTTGCAACACGGCCTCATAAGAAATGTAGTGAAAAGTACGTATTTGTTCCTACAACCAAGATTATAGAGGATTTTGGTTCTATGGGGTGGTTACCAACAAGGGTATCAGAGGGAAGATCTAAAGTATATACCGGATATCAGAGGCACATGGTGGTATTTTCTCATCCTGATTTTACTCTTGATAAGGGAAATGTAATGCCAAATATCATAGTGAGCAATGGGCATAATAGATTGTCATCATTGCAGTTCCATGCAGGTCTAGATGTAAAAGTCTGTTCAAATGGACTGGTCATGGGAAACATGATAGAAACATTCAAGGCAATTCATGTTGAATATAGCCTAAAAAATGTACAGCAGACCATAGATGCTATATTTAGATTTGCTAAGGAAACTGCTAGTACAGTAAAAGATTCAAGGGACATCTTGATGACTAAAGATGAGCAAAGTGCTTTTGCTTACCAATCAGCCCTTACTAGATGGAATAAGGATCAAATAGGTAAAATAGTCCAAATTCCTGATATTCTTCATGCCAGACGTGAAGAAGATGATAATGATAGTTTGTGGTCTACATATAATAGAGTACAGGAAAATATTATAAAGGGTGGAATACCAGTTCAAGGTACAAATGGTAGAGAAATCTACATTAACAATTCAGCACCAATAACTGAATTTAAGAGAAATCTCAACATCAATATAAAATTGTGGATGCTTATGCAGGACTTTTTAAGATTAAAGAGAGGTAAATAATGGAATGGAAAGAAGTGGCATTATTTTTTATCGGAATGACTATAGGATTCATTGCAACACACATAATCCGATTAACAATTATGACAATTATGTGGAGAAACAAAATGAAAAAGATCGCTAAAGAGGTTATGGATAAAATAACCAGTCAGACCGATCATGAAGAATGAACACAAAAGAGAGGAGGACACTTAGTGTCCTTCTTTCATATATAAGGAGGTCTTATGGGACAAAAGCAAGTAAAGAACATCAAGAGAATCGTGAATCGCCAGACAAACAGAATTAAAAGAGCTGGAATGGAGCAATTGGTTGATTACATGGAGGGTCTATCATTAATAGGTAGACTTAAGTTATGTGTCAACATTCTAAGGAAAAATCTCAAAGGAAAGGAGAATAAATAATATGCCACAGAAGTTTTATATTTGTCCTGATGGACAGAGAATCGAAATTGATAAATGTATACAGAAAAGCGGATGCCGAATGGGTAAACGCTGTCTGACTTTGGCGACATTGGTTCAACTTTCTAAGTCTAGACCATGGACAGGCGTTCCATCAACAACACAATTGATTAATGGAACATGTGAAGCTTTCCTCAAGATAACAAAAGATTATGCAGTTGATCCTCAGGATCAGATGTTTGCCTTGCTTGGTACTAAAGTACATAACAGGTTATCACTTGATGATGTAGATGGTTCTTCTATGGAAGAAGATAATTCTATGATCACTAGTCATGGAATTAGTATGACTGCAGACCTTCTTGAGGAAGAAGATGGTTGGGTTATACTGACAGATTATAAGACATCTGGGGCTTTCAAAGTACAGAAGGCAGTTGGTATATCAGCCAGATTGGTAGAACAACAAGATAAATTCTATCAGAAGAAGACTACTATCACAGATCCGGAGAGTGGAATTACCATCACCAGAGAAAAGGGTGATAAAATGTTCAAGAAAATATGGGAAGCCAATATCAAAAAGCAGGATTGTGATGATTGGGTAAAACAGTTGAATTACTATAGAATTGGTCTGGAAGAGAAAAAAAGAAAAGAAAATCCGGATTTCAAGGTACATGAGCTTAGAATAGAAGCTATAGTTAGAGATGGTGGTTTGGCATCAGCCATTGCCTATGGAGTTGATAAGAAAGTGTATCTAATTCCAATTCCAGAAAAAGATGACAAAGAGATTGTCGATTATTTTATCATGAAAAAGGAAGCACTAGAAAAAGCTCTTGCAGATGGAAAACCTGCATCTGGTTGTACAGATGATGAATGCTGGTCAGGTAGGAAATGTGCCAAGTTCTGTGCAGTTAAGGAATTTTGTGAGTATGCCCAAGATAGAGGAGTCTCTTAAGGAAATACTCGATATCGGTGATTACCAGCAGATCACCGTTACCAAAGTAACAAATGGATATAATATCAGATTCAGACACAAAGCAAATACTACCAGACTCAGATGTATGAAATGTGGGAAGATTGATAACTGTGAAAGACATCATGTAATACCAAAGAGTGCCGGTGGTCGAGATGATCAGGATAATTTGATTGATCTCTGTCGTAAATGTCATAAGGACAAGCATGATAGTAAATGGGAAATAGAAGAAGTTGTTCCAGTAGAGAAACTGGAAATACTACGCAGGAGGTATAATGTCATCAAGGAATGATAAATATCCAGTCCTTCCATTCATAGGATATGGATTAGTAAAAGACAAGGGATTTTTTGTTGCTCTACCATTTAGGGCTATGTCATTAAATGAGTATAAAAGGATGCACTTCGGTAAAGTAGCTACAGAAAAGGCAAAATATAAGGCAATAATCGATGTGATCCTTGCCTCATGTTTAAAAAAGACCTACATCAAATCCTTTAATGAAGAAGGTATATCATTATCCAAGTCTATTTTTATTGATAAAATAGAACTGGAATGGTATTTGAATTTTTTACATCATAGGGAAAGAGATTCATCAAATTACACACAGAAAGTGATGTTAGATGCAATCGTGTCAACAGGTATGATAACAGATGATTCCATTCGGTACATTGTGAGCGATAAAGCCACAGTAATAGGAACAACAATCTTTGATATGATTACATTAGTAATGGTAGGCAAAGTAAATGAACAAATGTTTAAATCAACAACAGTAAAAATTGTCGAATGGGCAGATATAAAAAGATTTATAGGAGTAGAACCATGATACCACAGATAGCAGAAGGGGTTTTTGAAGAAGGACTGGAATTGATGGTGGAAAAAAATGATGACTACACATCAAACAGAGGTGACAACATTCAGATGACTGGAACTTATGGAGTAGCGATAAGGCTTCTCGATAAAGTATCAAGATTATTGAATCTCACACATCCATCTAGAGACAGTGAATCTATCAATTATGAATCCATCAGAGATACATTCATTGATGTAATGAATTATGGAAACATCGGGGTTCAGCTGGTAGATAATACATGGAGTCTAAGATCGGATCATCTTTTAGTAGAAGAAGGTGAGAAAATATTAAAGGACAGAGATAAAAGAAAATTGATTGATCATCTTAAGAACTATAACTATGATGGTGATGAAGTTCTCAAAGGAACAGCACAGAGACTGATGGCTCTCATGGTTTCGCCATATGCAAAGGAAGGGAATGAAGATGGAGAATAAAAGAATGAAGCTGGTATATATAGCAGGACCTTTTAGAGGTTCTTATTTTGTTAAGAGATCAAATATCAAAAAAGCAAGGAATCTGTCAATTAAGTTGTGGGAGGCTGGAGTACCAAATATCTGTCCTCACACTAATTCAGGTTTCTTAGATTCACCTGAAACAGACAAGATCATATTACCAGCAGATATAGAAATCATGAAGAGATGCGATGCAGTAGTGGTTCTGAAAGATTGGTTGGAATCCACCGGTACAAGGACTGAATTGATAGAAGCTTATAATTCAGATATACCAATATATTTTAATGCTGATCTGTTAATCGCAGACTACCATAGGGATGAATTTAAAAACACTCATAAACAGGTAGTAGACATGATCAATACTTTTATGGAGAGGTGCATACAATGATAGTTTATGATATAGAAGTTGTCAAATCACCAGTAAGAGGAAATGACCCTAAATATCAATACGCCGATGGCTGGGAAGATTATAAGGGTATGGGTATCGCTACATTGGTTATTTATGACTATGAGGAAGATAAGACACATACGATAATGGAAGAGGCTTTTTCAGATTCCAAGGCTCTGACAGAAGTACAATCTATCTTTGATAGAGCAGATGTTATAGTGGGGTTTAATATCCTAAAGTTTGATAACAACCTGCTTAGAGCACATGGAATAAAGGTTGATGATGCAAAATGTTATGATATTCTGAAACAGATTTGGTATGCAAATGGATTAACAGGTACATTTCATCCCAAAACTCATGGAGGTTATGGACTTGATACAGTATCCAAAGCTAATGGAGGAACTGGAAAATCAGAAACAGTAAGTGGTGCACAAGCACCTTTTCTTTGGCAAGATGGTAAAAGAACAGAAGTTGTTGAATACTGTATACAAGACGTTATGGTAACAAAAGGACTATTAGATACTATTTTTAGTCAGGGAGGTCTAATTAATCCTAAGACCAAAACATTTAATAGGATAGCAATACCTATTACTCTATAAACGCTACTTTATTTAGGAATGGACTATACCTAAAGGTGGAGAATATGGCAGGAACTCAGGGTAAAATGAATAATATGGCTTCAGCTCCTAAGAAAAAACAAGTTAGGAGCACGAAACAGAGAGCAGAGAACAACAGTAAATATGCTGATAGGGACTGGATAGCATTAAGGGAAGAATGGGTAACAACCAACATTACCCTTATGGGTTTGGCTCAGAAGTATGGAATACCATTCACTACAGTGAGGTATAAATACCAATTTGATCATTGGTCCAAGTTTCTAGAAGAATATAATGGCATGGTAGATGATGCTATTTATAAGGCAAAGAAAGCCAAAGCAGAATCCATTGCACAAAGGGTAGTAGAACTTGATGAAATGGTCCTTGCTACTTCAGAAAGGATTCTGTCTGTTATTTCTGATCAGATGGATGAAGTTCTAGTAACTTCAAAACGGCCAGATATAAAAGATGTTATCAGTGTACTTAAGCATGCTTCAGACGCAATGAAAAATGTACATTATAACATCAGGTTGTCGGCAGATAAAGCTACACAGATCGTTGATAACAGAATAGAATCTAGTCTTCCCAAAGAAGAAGAAGAGAGGATTGCTAGTGAGCTTGGATTACTCAGGAAGCAACAGTCAACAAATACATCAGACTAATTCATTTCTAAGATCTCATTATAAGAAACTGTGGTTAATGATAAATCATCATCGTAACCACAAAAATGAGAGATTGACCTTACGAGGTCATCTCTATTTGAGAGATATTTATACTGATGAGTCTGATGTAATGGCTTTACAAAAATCTACTCAATGTGGTATCAGTGAGTGGCTTATTGTTACTACGTTTACTGAATGTGAAGCAGGAAGATCAGTTTTTTATGTACTACCTACTTATGACCTAAAGAACAGATTTGTTCAAAATCGATTTGATACATCAGTTCAATACACTTCTTATTATCAGCAATTGATAAAAAATGCAGGTAGTCAAAAATCAGCAGAGTCTGTTAGTTTAAAGAGAATTGCTACAGGGGCTGTTACCTTCGCAGGATCAAATACACCTAATCCATTTACAGAATTCCCTGCAGATACTTATATTGTGGATGAAAAAGATAGATGTGACATGGGAAATGTAGTAATGGGAGAGGAGCGTCTATCTCATGCAATTCATAAGAAAAAAATCTATGTAAGTAATCCCACCATTCCTGAATTTGGAATCAGTGAAGATTATGATGCATCTGATTTAAAAAAATGGCATATTAGGTGTAGTAACTGTGATAAATGGATTGTACCTGATTTTCTCAAGCATGTGGTAGCTCAGGTAGATGAAACAAGATGGAGAGTCCTAGACAAAGATTGGGATTCATCTAACTTTATTACCAGATTAAAAGATCCCATGCCGATTTGTCCTCATTGTAATAAACCTTTTGACAGATTTGCTGATGGTGAATGGATTCCAGAGAGGAAGAGTTTCATATCAGGTTATCATATAAACAAGATGTTCAGTTCTAATAACACATTAACAGAAGTCCTAGAAAGATTTAACAAAGGATTGTCTAATGACACCGTTATGACAAGGGTATATAATGGAGATTTGGGTCTTCCTTTTGTTGCGAAGGGAGCTAAAATTGATATAGAAATGTTGAACCAGTGTATTGCCCAATATCAAATGTCTAGTGGGTATACTGGTGGTCCTTGTGTAATGGGGATTGACGTTGGAACAAATCTGAATATTACAGTGGGAGAGCTTTTATCAAATGGAATGCTGAAATTGGTTCATGCATCAGAAGAACCACAGGAATATGAAGATGTAGTAGCATTATTCAGGAAGTTTGATATTAAGTGTTTCGTAATAGATGCCCATCCGGAGATGCGATTCTCTAAGAAGCTGGTAACTAATTTTGTTGGATTTATGTGTACAGTGAATGCTTCTAGTAAGGAATTATCGGTAGATGCTAATGGTAAATCGATTTCAGTTATGAGAACACCAGCTCTAGATGCGGTAAAGGAAGCTATATTATTAAGGAATTTAATCTTACCAAGCGACATAAAGAATGTAGCGGGTTTTTATGATGAAATGACCTGTTCAGTAAGAATTTATAACGAAGAAAAAGACCGTTATGAATGGATACATGGCAATAAACCAGATCATTATTTCTTTTCATGTGCTTATCTTCTCTTAGCTAAGAGGATGTATTTAGCCATGGCAGGTCTACAATAAGGAGTGAATTATGAGTATAGCAGAAGTTAATGAAACCATAAGTATGTCAAATGTAACAGGTGGTATTAATTCAGACAAGAAAGATGAGGGTAGAGGATATCAAGTTTATACGATGTCTCAACTCATGGGTATTTCAGGAAAAGCCAAAAGTGGAGAGATGCTTACTGGTTATTATGAACAACCAATATTTTATCTCTCTCTTGAAGAAAGAATTTCAATATATAGGTTATGTTCACCAGTCTTTTCTGTTGTCACATCACGAATGAATAAGATATCTGGTATGGAATGGAACATTGTATCAGATAAACAGAATGAAGATAAAATATATAACAAATTAAAGACTATAAAACAAGTTTGTGATGAATATGAAAAAATAAAAGATATGACTTATCAAGTAGCAAGACATAAATTGATACAGGAAATCCAACTTACATTGGTTGATGTCTTGCCAGATTTGTCTAATTTTGATAAAGCTCTACTCAGATGGAAAAGGAAGATTCAATCACAGACTACAGACAGATGTGAATGGATTAAAGATTGGGTTATGCAACCTAATATAAATGATAAGTTTACTGATATAACAAAGAAAATGATCTTTGATCTTATGATCCATGGTGCGATGTCTGTCTATAAGGAAATAGTTGGTAATAAGATAGAAAATGTTTATACATTGCCGGGTGGTACTATTATGCCACTGAAGAATAAATTTGTTGGTGGAATACAAGGATATGTACAGATCATGTTGGGCTATCAGCCACAGATCATGTTTGCCAATGAATTAGCTTATTATAATTATATTCCATCAACAGCTAGAAGTCATGGATTTATTCCTCTAGAGGCTCTGATTAATAAGATATCAGAGAGTCTTTTATTTGATAAACTGATGGCAGATCAAGCGGATGGAACTAAGATGCCAGAAAAGATGGTAATAGTAGCAAATCCATCGCCATTTGGTAATACTGATAAAGAATTCATGATTCCAGTAAATGAAGATGAGCAGAAGAGAATAGAACAAAAGGTAAATACTCCAAAGAAGGGAGCTATTATGACATTTGCTGGTTCTACTGTTCAAGTGGTGGACCTTACAAGGGAAAATACAATGACCACTCAGATGCAGAGGCAGAAAGACATCAGGGAAGAAGTGGGTATAGTATTTCAGGCAACTCCAATGGAAATGGGCTTAGCTGGAAGTGAAAATACTTCTGGCCGTTCAACTTCTGAATCGCAGGAGCAGATTTATCATTCTAATGGTGTATTACCAATAGTCCAGATTCTGGAAACTTGTTGGAATTTTGATATTCTACCTTATAGATTTGGAACTGGTTATAAACTTGAGTTTGTAGCTTCTAAGTCTGAAATGGAAGAAATGGAACTTATGGATAAGAAAATTAAAACAGGTCTTTATTCTGTCAATGAAATCAGAGTCAAGGACCTTAATGAAGATCCTTTTAATGATCCTCAATTTGATAAACCTCAGGGAGGAGGACAACCATCTCAAGGACAAGGACCTGATCAGGGGCAGAATCCAATGGGTATAGGTGGTGGAATGTGATTATAGAATTTCCAAAGTTCAAAGATGCTGAAATAGACCAGATATCAAGTGATATGGAATTGGATCTGGTTGCATTTTTTAAGCTTCTTGAGGAAGATGTATTAAAGGTATTAGATGACAATAAGGATAAAAATCCGGATGTCATTATAAATGAAATATCAAAATTACTGGTATAGGTGATAACATGGCAAATAAGAAGAAAACAAAAAAACAGGCTGGCGTGAGGAAGTCTTTAACTGGTAAAGACAAAGTAGCTCATGTAATGGAAGAATTTAAAGCAGGGAAGCTTAAATCTAAAGATGGTAAGATAGTAACTGATAAAGATCAGGCTCTTGCCATAGCTATGTCAGAAGTAGGTCTGTCAAGGAAAAGTCTGGAGAAATCTGAAATCCTGAATAAACTCAGAACTATAAGAAAATCTCTGGTACGAAAACTTTATAAGGAGATTTCAGCTGATAAGGCTATAAAAGCAGAAATCATCAGTTTCTTCAAAAAGAACCCAAGACCTAAAGACAATCAAATGCATGAACTTGCACAAAGACTTAATATGGATCCTGCTGAATTGGAGACATATGTATATGGTGTGTTATCTGATATCATAAGTGGTGGTGTTTCAGGAGGAACAGAAGATCCTAATACCGATCCTAATGAACTTGCCATGGGAATCGAAACAGAATTAGAGCATACTGATGATAGGGAAATGGCAGAGAAGATTGCAAGGGATCATCTAGCAGAAAATCCATCTTATTATACCAAATTGAAAGAGTCTGGAGTTGAATAATGGCAAAAATGCATCTAGACCGTATCAAGAAAAGATACGGGTGGGAAGGTGAAAATTATCGTGAATTGATGAGGCAGATTATAGGTCATAATACACAAGCTTCAGCAAGGGCTATTGGCAGGTTGCTGGTTAGAGATATCAAATTCACAAGTAAAAAAATCCCTTCTCAGATTATTATGCCTGATGTAACACAGGTCCTTCCTAAACAATCAATATTTATCCGCAAAGGTGCAGATCGTGGGGCATTGATGGCTGATAATTTAAGGGATAAACTAACAAAGGATTTACGACAGGTATTAAGCCAGCCTACATATTTTACTACTAGAGGAAAACTTAAAGAAGATTTGATCATTGAGTTTGAGCAGAAAATCAGAGATACTTTCCAATCATATACAAAAAAAGATCCATCAATAGGAATACCAGCTAATGTAGCAACAATAGCCAGAACAGAAATCAGGTCTGTAGTGAGTACAGTGAAGCATCAATATATGGATAGATTCCAGAAGGTCAATCCTGATATTGTGTTGGTTAAGGAATGGATACATAATAGTAAGCCATATAGGGGATATAAACCAAGGGAGCATCATCGTTATTTAGACAAAACCAAGATTAAATACAATGAACAGTTTGTCCTTAAAAATGAAAGGACCGGCACTACTTATTATGCAGACCATCCCCATGCAGAAAATCTACCACCAGAAGAAGTCATTAATTGTCAGTGTGAAATAAGATATTTAACTAGTCAGATTCCAGTAACAAAGAGCATGACAGATTTCTTGGTAGAAAAGGATAAGAAACCTCATAAAGAAGGTGATAAGATGCTTATATGGGGTAAGCCTCATACGTATAGTGAATCTCTTGGTAAATTTGTACTTGATGGATCAAAGCCTAAAGAAGATGAACCTGAAGAGGATCATACTAAAGAAAAGGCAGAAGCTTTAAAAGACAAATTGAGTTTTATGACATTTTCTGATATGTTGAAAATGGTAAGAGACGATGGTCTGTTTGCTGAATATGCTACTACTTCAGATGGGATTGAATCATTTATAAAAGATAGATATACAGTAAAACGTACTGAAAGTGGTGAATGGGAATTGGTTAGTCCCAGTAAATATAAAGAAGAAACAAAAGAAGAAACATCACCTAAAGATGAAAAAAGTAAAACTACTTCAACAGAAGAGATGAAAGATTTTCTCTCTTCTGTAAGATCTTCTTCTATATGGGATAAACTTAGAGAAGATGGATTAAAAGACGTATATGATGATTCACCATCTAGTATGGGTGAATTCTTTTCTACTTATTATACATTAGATCCTTTACCTTCAGGGAAAACTCCTGCAGAGATGAGAACAAGAGATTTATATGAAAGAGATCCACTAGCTAGATTAAAACTTATAGTAGAAGAAGACACAGCTGAACATCCATCTTATGTTGATAAGGATTTTGGTACAAGAGATTATTGGTCGGAAGATTTTGCTAAAAAAACCAATAATATATTAAAAAATAATACACCACGACAGACTGTAAAACAGACTATAGATGCATTGTCTAAAACAACTGCATTTAGAAGGAATTTTGTTGATAAAAAAGATGCAGAAAGCTATGTTAATAAAGTAAACAATTTTGTTAATGATCATCCTATCACATATCGTTTCCACGCTGATGAAATTGGAGAAAAATTGTTGGCTTCTGGTAGAACTAAAAATTTGCATGAAACCGGCACAGGTCATGGGTCTATATCAGTATCAGCTAGAAGTGGGTGGGAACATGCTGTTATAGATTATAGTAACAGAAAAAAAGGCAGAGGATTATTTGAATCCTTAGATAAGGGAGAACGGCCTTCCTATGCAATGATAGGTGCTCCACAATCTTTTGAGAGGGGTGCTGGTAGTCAGTATGGTCTTAGTACTTTTATTCTTAAAGATGAAGTAAAAGATCGTTGTACATTTACGATTGGTAATAGTTCTGGTACTCAAGGGTCTTTTACTAAAGGAAATGCACATCAAATTTTGGATAAATCAAGGGTATCTCATCTTGGGATAAATGTTGATACATTTAGACGTGTAAATGATGGTTATACTTATCTTGAATGTCAGATTATGGGTCAGGTTCAACTTGACAAGGATGTCGCTGGTGTTGCTTTGTCAGGGAAGGAATGGAATAGAATGTCTTCTAATATGAAGAATTCATGGCGTAAAATGGCTGATAAGTATGGGTGGGAATTGAAGAAACCAGATGGTACAGTACTTTATGATCCTAAAAAGAAAGATGAAAGGCTTGTTCATGTAGAAGAGGAAGCAAAAAAACATGAGGAGAAATTAGCCAAGAGGGAATCGGCGTTATCTGAACCACCAAAGACTGTTAAAGCAATAAGGACATGGGATCCAGCAACTAGTTCATATATAACAACATACAAAGTAAAGACCTCTAAGTACACGTGGGCATTGTCCGACAAGGATGGTAAGAGAATCACAGAACCAAAGTCTGGAAAGACCCGGACAAAAAGAACCACTAAGGTTGAAATAGGTGGAATAGAGGAAAGAGCAGATGGATCAAAATGGATGCGAACCTCAAAATTCACTTATAAGAAGGTAGACTAATGAAATTGATAGCAATAAAAGAAGAATATGCTGTAATAGAAAAAGATGATCGATGGGAAATGTATAATCTCATCACCAGAATCATAGTGGACACAATATGGAAAGCAACGAATAAATTTTATGGTTATGCTGTAGTTGATAAATGGGGATTTGATGAGATAAATCCACCACTAGAAATAGAAAGTTATGCGGAGTTAATGCCTGATCTTGATATTTTGATGTTGACTCCGGATGAAGTAAAAAAGCAGAAGCAGGAAGCACAACATAAATTTCTTATGGAACATGTAGAGCAAATGAATCCTGAAGAGAAAAAACAACTTAGGAAGGATTTAGAAAAATTGATGAGCAAAAAACATCCTTTGGATGTAAAAGAATAAAAACGGAATTAAATAGGAGATCGGATGAAATAAGACGACATAATATTTAATTTGTGATTGACAATCGGGAATAGACCGGTGGGAGTGGGGAGCATGAGCTTGTAGAGGTGCAAATCCTTGCCTCACAAATGACCGGCCTTTGGCGGTCTAGTAGAAAAAACAATCTTATCTCTTCTATCAAAGATCTAGTCCTTGGATCGATGATCGCCAGCCATGGGGCGTAATAACCATGGCAAATTCATATAAGAGGAATATAAAATGCAGACTTTGTTGGAAAGATCTTATAAATATTTAGAACAGATACAAAAAAAATCACAGGGTCATGATATTGATTACTATCCGCATAGGGATGGTATTGTGGTAAGATTTTTTTCTGGAGAAAAAATATTAATCCCGACAATGGTTATTAATGCAAATTCAACATTGAAGGACTTATTTCAGGAAGAACAATGATAATTGCTATTGATTTTGATGGTACAATAGTAGAAGATGCATTTCCTTCTATTGGACCTGAAAGAGAAACATCTATTGATGTAATGAAAAGATTACAAGCTAGGGGACATAAAATTATATTATGGACTTGTCGTGATAATATTCTCTTAGAAGAGGCAAAAAATTGGTTATTGGAAAGAAACTTTAAACCAGATAGTATAAATTCAAACATATGTCAATATGAAAATTTGGGAGCTAATAAAGTGGTTGCAGATCTCTATTTTGATGATAGAGGATTCCCACCATTTCAAGGCTGGGATCAGGTTGAACATTTAATAAGGACGAATGTATTATGAAAATTATAGAACCTTCATTTGAATTTGAAGCTCCTTTCAATAATGAAATTAGGAATATTATTTTACAGAGAATAGAGAAGATTGGAAGAGTCTGTTATAAATCAGAAGGTAATATTACAAATCAGTCCGCATCACAGTTTGTTGCTAAGGTAATAAGAAATAAGCATTTATCTGTTATTGAACATATTAGCGTTTCAGTAAGATTCATCCATAATAGGGGCTTCACACATGAATTGGTCAGGCATCGAATAGCATCTTTTTCACAAGAATCTACTCGATATGTAAAATATAATGGCGATATACAATTTATTAAGCCATATTGGTTTGATATGGGAGACAATGAAGCAGAAGAGTTATGGTATAAAGCGATGGCTAGAGCAGAAGTTACATATTATGACATGCTTGATTTGGGTCTACCGGCACAAGCATCAAGGGGAATTTTGCCTAATGATCTAAAGACAGAAATTGTTATTACTGCAAATTTAAGAGAATGGATTCACATTTTTTCAGAGAGGTGTGCCGGTGGTGCTCATCCTGATATGATGAGGGTTATGATTCCTCTCAAAGGTGAATTTATGAAGATATTACCAGAGATATTTGGAGGATGAAATGGATGCGATATGCGTTATAGTGTTGTTGGTGGTTTTTTTCTATCTTGATTATAAGGGTAGACATCCCGACATTCATAAAGAAATACAACAGAATAGAAAAAAAATAGGCTGGTATTAACCAGCTTTATCTGTATATGGAGGATGTTATGTTAACAGATGATCAAATCTATAAAATAGCTTCACAGGGTTGTGTTAATTCATATGATGGTAGACATGGAGATGTAGTAAAATGCTTTACCAAAGTAATAGAACATGTTAATGGAACACTCAGGTGGTTTGAATGTTATTATGATATTTATCTCTTTATTATCATAGAAGGAACTCACAACAAGATGGGTTGGGTATATAATCTATATTATAAACAGATAAAAGTTCCTCAATGGGGTAGAGGAGTTAAAGTTCATGAAGGTCTTTATAATGAAGCATATCTTGGATATTCTGATATGATCAAAGTTCTAGCTAAGCATAGAGGACCTGTTGTTATAGCTGGTCATTCTAAAGGAGGAGGAATTGCACCTATTGTGGTAAAGATGATGAAATCTTCTATCAATACAAATATCGTCTATTGTGTAGGAGAGGGAATGCCTAGGATTGGGAATCGTGCATTCAAAAAAGCTTATAATGAATTGGGAGTAAAGACAATTCTTTTCTGGTATAAAAATGATCCAGTACCACATCTTCCTTTCAGAAAAACACCAGCAATCTGGATTACAAGACAGATAAAATATCTATTTACTCAATATACTTATTGTCATGTAGTAAAGCCTACTCATCTTGGAGAGAAGACTTGGAGAGATTGGATAGAGAATGTAGTAACAAATCCTAAGGATCATGAACCTTACCGGTATCTTCGTTCGATAAAGGAGCGTTACTAATAAACATAATAAGTGAGAGTGGCGGAATTGGTAGACACAAAGAACGTAAGCTTGGACTCACGCAGTAGCAGTAAAGCCCGTGCAGGTTCGAATCCTGCCTCTCGCAAATAAATCTGAATAAATTTAGGAGGAAGTTATGATAAAAAGATATGAATTAGAATTTGTTGCCATATCAGGCGACGAAGGATTTTTAGATATGGCTGTAAATGATTATGGCCAATATGTGAAATATGATGACCACCTCGCCGCCCTTGCTGAGCGTGACAAGCTGGTTGAGGAGATGATTGAATTTATAGAAGTTATAAAAGAACATGCCAACGAAGAGAGACAAATAAGTATGTATAAAAAATCCAAATATTTACTCGCTCGTGCCGAGGCGATAAGAGGAGGAAAGTCACAGCCCGATCCTGTTAAGGCTCAGATGCTGGAGGCGTTGGAAGAAGCTGAAGTATATATTGTTAGTGGAATTGTTGATCAAGATAAGATAATTAAAATATTAGATAAAATAGGAAAGGCCATCGAGGCCGCAGAGAAGGAGGAATTATGATGGAATGGATAAGCGTTGAAGACAGATTGCCAAGTGAAGAAGAGATCGGAATCTTTACTCAATTCTTAGTTGTTTGTAAAACCTTCGGAGGATATGACGGATTTTTTCAACATGTAGAAAAAGCAGAATTTTATCCTTATGAGCCAGCGAATGAGTATTGTTCTATGCCCAGATCGGCTTATTGGGAGTTGATAGACAGCCCAAGTCACATTCCTTTTCAGGTTACTCACTGGATGCCATTACCGGAGGCTCCGAAATGAAAGAACTTCCAATAGGCTCACGCATTACGCTGGAAGTGGTGGAAGGAAAGTGTGTAGATTGTTTCTTCCGGTATGATAATTGCTTTGACACAAAAAGATTTTGCGTAGATCACGAACGATCAGATAAAAAATCCATAATCTACAAAGAGGTGAAGGAATGAAACTACAGATGACGGAAGAAGAAGCGAGAGACGTGTATAGAGTCGGATGTCAAGATGACCTTTATTGTATCGCAGACGAAAACGATTTTATTCAAAATCTAAAACGATCCGGTTACATCACCCGCCCAATATGGGAAGAAGCTGAAGAAATTCTCCATAGATGGAGAAATAATGGAGCAATGCCAGATAACGTTGAAATGCAAATAGTTGTGATGGGGTTTAATGCCATCAAAAAAAAGGCAGGGATAAAATGAGTTGGTTAAAGGAAGAACCCACAGATAAGCAATTACGTGCAATAAATAATCTTTGTGGAACTTTGGATAGAGAAGTACCAGATGTAGAAACAAAAGCAGACGCTAGTAAATTGATATCAGAACTGATGGAAGAAATAGATGATAACCAGTGGGGAATGGAAGATGATAATTATTGGAAGGATTAAATGAGCAGGAGAATAGGACCTAATGATGATTCTCTTTGTGGAGAATGTAAGTTTAGAAATAAGTTTACCAAGAAATGTATAATTAAAGATTCAGGGATGAAGACATATAAAAGAAAATGTAAATATTTCAGACCATCAGTGTTCTATCCTATGATTAAGTACAAAACATTCCTTCCTATGATAATACCAGTTAAGCAGTAAAGTTGACAATTTATTTAGTTAATGTGGGGGAAATAATATGAATAAAATTGAAAAATCTCTAAGCCGAATAGAAAATATGTTGTTTAAAGCAAATGAGGGTGATAAAAGGATGATCTTTGGTAAGCCCTTTGAATATAAGGGTGGCAAATGGATGCCAACTAGTGCCGGTGGGAAAAAGGAATCCATTCCTAAGGGAGGACCTAAGTCAAAAAAAGATGAATCTCCATCAGCAGGAGATAAATCTATTCCTAAGAAAGAAGAATCAGATAAATCTAAAAAGAAGACTATAACACAGGATAAGGTTGATGAAGATTGGGAGATGTATTCCGATGATCCTGATAAATCAGTAAAAGAAATCCTTAAGCATATAAAAGTAGAAGACATGAGGGCAGATTTACAGCAATTACATGATGAATATTCTAGCGATGAGGAAGAATCACCTTATGAAAAACATCCTAAGAAAATGACAAAAGATGAAGTCAGGGAGATATGGATAAATGCTAATCTAGTTGATTTAAAAAATACTGAATTAGCAGATTGGGCAGTAGAGCTTAAATATAAAGATCATAAAATAATAAAAAGGAGATAATAGATGTCAGACAAAAGAACAGATGGTGGAGTAAGAATATCGTTTCTATTCCAACCCTTTGAGTATGAACAGTCCCAGCATGCAGTAGAAAAGGCAATGGATGGAGGGAAGAAAAGACGTTATCTCAGGGGAATAACATCGGGTTGTCAGGTTGATGGACATGGAGAGAAGATTACAAAGGATGCTATTTCTTCCTTTCATGATCAGGCAAATAAGGGTGACATTCTACTCTATGCAGATAAGCATGGAATTAACTATACAGAAGATATAGGTAAACTGACAAAATCAGAAGTCCTTTCTAATGGAGATTGGATGACTGAATATAGGCTCTATGATGCAGAGGATGGAGTTGGTCCTTCTACTCTGGAAAAAGCTGATAAGGCTTGGAAGCAGATTGGAGGATTACCACCATATAAATATCCAAGACAGTATGGATTCTCGATAGAGGGTTTTATTCCGGATGATGGAATCCTGAAGATGGATGTTACAGGGAAGAGGATTATTAATTCAGTTCTACTTGATGGAGTAGTTCTTGTTCCAAGACCGGCATATCAGACATCCATAGCACAATCGATATACAAGGCTCTGGATGAAATAACACCTTGGAATTTACAGAAGTCCTTTAGCTCAATGTTCAAGGGAAAACTGGAGGCTGACGACATACTCAATGCATATTATAGGAGAAGGTATCAATATCAAGACCTACTTGAATCTGAGATTGACACTCTCATGTCAAGTAATGCTGTTAGTGATAAAAAAGAAGCCCTTAACAATTTATTTACAGAATATAAAGATGTAATGATAGAGTTGATTTTAAGCTCTACATCTCTTTTTGGTAGTGAAGGCGGAAGAAATGCCTCTTCTGATGGAAACATAGGGGAAAACACAGAAGCTCAGATCTTGGACCTTTACAAGAGTAAAAACAAAAATCCTGTAGCATCTGAATCACAGAAAATACAGGTTATCAAGGGTCTCATTAAAGATGTAGACCGAATGATACAGAAATTCCAGTAAAGGAGAACAACAAGATGGATGCTGAACTTCAAGCAATTCTAAACAACATGACTAGTCTGGTAGAACAGGCAAAACAGATGGCAGGTGGATCGGTAGAAGGACCTGCTCCGGAAGGTGGAGAGGAAGGATTCTCACCTGAAATGGCTGAAAAAGTCCTTAAGTATCTGAAAGCAATGGATGGAGAAGAAGATGATGACTTCGGTGACGAAGATGATGAAGTTGCCAAATCTGACAACGGGACTCAGCTTGGTGATGATAAGGCAGAAAAACTTATTGATGATCAGCCTGAAGAAAACATCAAGAACGTAAACGAAGTAGCAAAGGCTCTGGCTATGATAATGGCTTCTCAGAAGAAGGGAAGAGTAGCCAAATCTAAGGAAGCAGATCCTATGAAGGAACTCTTCAAGGTAGTAAAATCTCTTGCAGTGGAACTTAAGGAGCAGAAGGCTTTCAATGAAAACCTGCTCAAGGGGCTTGGAATTGCTGATAACATCATAGCATCCACCGAAGTACAAAAATCTCAGGACAAGGCAAAACCGATGGATGTTGATCCTCAGGCAGTTGCCAAATCTCTTGAGTATATACAGTCCGTTCTTGGACAGAAGAAAGAAGAGCCGGTATCTGGCAACAAGGGACATTCTATCGTTAAATCTCTTACAGATAATGAAGGAGAAGCCCTTACAGCAATGTTTGCCAATAATGCCCGCAGAGTAAACAAACTGCAGAGCAAGTAAAGAATAAGGAGAAGATAAAATATGGATCTCATAAGACAATTTAACAGGCTTGCTGGGGAGAATAAATCTCTCATACAGAAAGCCCTCACAAGTGCTTCGGGAGTAGGTGAAGCTCTCGTACCACAGCATCTTGAACAAGTTATCACCAATGCATTGCCTAGACTGTCGCCTACGCTGGCAATGATAACTTCGAAATTCGACAACCAGAAATACCACGAGTTCAATCGGCTTACAGCATTACCGGGGGTTGGTGGTGCGATGGGTGAAGGGGCAACTACTCCTACATTTCAGCCAACTTTCCAGAGAACTGGTGTTTACATGAAGGTTGTAAGAAGGAAGGGGTCAACTACAGACTTCCTGCAGGATGCAAGTAAGAAGAATATAGATGCCGCAGCCACTAATATAGAGGCTAATCTTCTTGCTCATGTATATGACCTTGAAAATTACCTGCTTTATGGTAATGCTGGATCAAATCCTTATGAATTCAGTGGTCTGGATACTTTTATTCAGTCTAACCGAATCAATAAGACTGTTGGTGGAGTTGTACCAACTACTCTTAAAGATCTGGATGATCTTATTGATATGAATCTTGATTATCAGGGGTCAGCTCATAACAAAGCTATTTACATGTCACCTTACATGCTGTCCAAGTTCTCTCAGCTCCTCACTAACGTGAGACTGACAGTAAGTAATCCCATGACATTCGTTGAAATGAATGGTGGATGGAGACTTAACGCTTATAGGGATATTCCAATTGTTGTTTCTTCAGCTTGCAGACCTAAGACACAGATGGGCACTCTTACTCTGGCTGATGTTGATGGTGGTGGTACGATTGCCGATGATACCTACTATTTCAGGGTTTCTGCAGTAACGAGAGATGGAGAACAGCTTGCAAGCGAAGAGGCTTCTGTTGTAGTAGATTCTGGTGGAGATGCCAAGATTACTATCACTTTCACTCCTGTAGTTGGAGCTTATCGCTACAAGGTTTATGCTGGTGATACAACTGGAGTTCTTACTCTCAAGAGAATCGTTCCTGCTTTCACTTATGATGGAAATGGAACTATTTCGGTATCGGATACTAACACGATCAACACCAATACTCAGGTAACTTCTAATTCTACTGGTGCAGTTAATGTGATCACAATACTTGCTACTCCGCTTACAGCAGATAGTATAGCAATACCGACAGGCTCTCAGAGTGACGTACCTCTGACGGGATCCCTTACATCTCCGCCCGAATATATCTTCTTCTGGGATCTTGATGAATTTCAGGGTCTGGGTCGTCTGGCTTATACTAATGAAGGTGGATCAAGATTCAATGGTCTGGTTACAATAGAGGATCTTGCTAAAACTGATGACTACCTGCCTTTCATGATAAAGAGTTATTGTGCACTGGCAGACAGCTTTGAGAAGACTTCTTCCGTTATACGTGGACTTAAAGTAGCATAAGGTTGTTGACATGACAGGGAAGAGTAGACTCCTAACAGATGCTGAATATCAAGAGGTAATCCTCCACGAGAACATACATTCAGCAGATGGAAAAATGGAGTCTACTCCATCTGTTATTTTCCAGTCTTTAATTCCTCAAATAGAAGCAAAAAAAGAAATTCACTACTTGATGCACCCTGATAAATCCAATAGTTTAGGTACAAGCTATACAGGTCCTTATATGATAGAGTTTGGTGGACAGGAATTCAAACTTAAGATCGTTGATGGAATTATTTCCACTAATAACGTTGATCTGAAAGCTAAACTTATGATGCAAGGATTTGTGTTCATGTATAGTAGGAATCCGGAGGATTTAATATGAGATCTGATCTTACTGGGGCTAATGGGGTAGGCCAATCTAGATCGGGTGGATCTGTTAGTTCAGATCTTGAATATATACTCAAACTGGACTTGGTATGAAGAAGAGGAATAATATATGAGTTGTGTGACAGCTAAGGAAGTTAGGGATTTCTTAGAAGACTATTGCCAAATTAGTGAGACTGCAGTCATTTCAATCACTGGCAGTATAACAGATGGATCAGCCATCATAACTGGTATAGCTGACACCAGTAATCTTAAGCCCTATATGAAAATTTCAGGTACTGGTATTCAAGCTGGTGCAGTTATACAGAGTGTGGATTCTTCTTCACAGATAACAATGGATTTATCGGCTACTACAACTGATAGCGATGCTAGTCTTACAGTAACCTACTATACACAGATTTCAGATGACTGGATTTATAAAAGATTAAACAACTTCATTATTCCTTCTGTAGAACAGATTATCAGACAGAAGTTGGGTGCAACAGAGCAGATAACAGAATATTACTCTGGCAATGGCAAGAATTTTATGATTCTGAATAGAAGACCTATAGTTTCTTTGGATGAAATTAGGTATGTTCTTGGTGGGAGTAACTTCACGATCTTAAATCTACAGAATATAGAAGTGGTTTCATCTGAAGGAATACTCAAAGCAAAGAGAAACTATGAAGAAGCCTATTATCTTCCAGTATTTGCAAGGGGAGATTACAATCTAAAGATCACATATACATATGGTTATGCAACCTGTCCAGATATAATAAAGGAAGCTATCATATTTCTAACAGCAGAACAGATTTTGGGCTTCATTGGGAGCAGAACTGGTGGAGGTGGTTTGAGCACTCAAGGATATAACAGATCCTTTGGCAATAGGGGCAAATTTACCGAAATAAGGAACGATTTTGCCAGACAAGCACATTTCATATTGTCTAATTACATGACAGGGGTGGTAGGATAATGGCATCAGCTGGAGTACAGCTTGAACAGTGTGAAGCCCTTACTGACATCCGGAATGTCATGCAGGAATATGGGGATGATGTTAAATTCCAGATCCGTGTTGAAAGTGAAGTAACAAGAGATAAATATAATAGTATAAAACAATCTACATCAATAGTAGATTATACCTTTAAATGTTATCCTATAGTAAGCAATCCCACGCAGGACCAGATGAACAAAGGTGGTATCAAACAGAAAGTTGATGTCATGATGCATAGTGCATATAAAGATTGGCTGATGAATGGATTGACAGAAAAAAGTATTGATACCTTAAGAATGACCGTTATCTGGAATGATGAGACTTGGAACATAAAAGAAAAGAATAACATCAGTCAGATCGGAGACAAATATTTATATGTCGTATTGGGACTAACGAAGAAATAATGCCAATCCATTTTTCTAAATCGTATGAAGATAAGATGAAGAGGATAAAAGATATTCCTAAATTAGTCAATGGCTATATGGAAGTTACACTTAAGGAAGATGCTGTCGGTCTTATAGATACTTTTCATGATGGATTGATAAATAATGACTTGGGATTGTATCCTTTAGCGGAACAGACAGTTATTAATAAAATAAGGTTGGGATTTGGTTCGCCAGAAAATCCTTTAGTTGGTAAAGGAGATGATCGCCAATCGGCGAAAGATTCATATGCTAACATGCTCAGGCTACAGAAGATAAAAAATGGATGGAAAGTAGTACCATCCAAAGCTTTACATTGGTCTGGCAAAGTGACATTAGACAAGTTATTTGCCATTCATGAGTATGGAGCAAAGATAACAACAAAAAATGGCACTATAATTAATATTCCACCAAGACCAGCATATTTAATATCATACAATAGATGGATGTCAAAACGGAAAGCTGATGGAAAAACCACAGGTAAGGGACTAACCAAGAAACTCAGGGATTACATAATGGAAATCAAGTCCTTTTTCACGCATAAGAAAGATATAGATTCATATGAGGATAAATGAAACGGACATTAGAACTATTTGAATCTACAACAGGATGGACTGCTTCAACTGATGCCCAAATAGTGGGCATTAATCATAATAAATCTTTAATAGCAGGAGACCTTAGTGGGTCTTTGATACTTAAATTTGATGGAATTGGATCTTATGCGGAAAAGTTGTTTTCAACTCCTATTTCTACTAATGGCTATAGCGATATCGTTATATGGGTGTGGGGTCGTACTCATCGAAAGAATGAGTACAGAACAAAAGACGATTTTAGTTACAAAATCTCTTTTGGTACTAATAAGGACTTTTATCTTCCTTGCTTTGATTCTTTTGGGTCTGTTGTTTTTAGTACTAATGGGATATCATCAGTGGATAAAATCCGAATCACAGCCCTTACAGATACAACTGACTACTTGGTTCTAAGCTATGGACTTTTAACCACAGATGATCTTCCTTTAGATATTTTTGTTGGCGTTAAAGAGAAGATGGAATATTTAATATCACAAACCATAATTAATGATTTTTTAATTGGTCAGATATCAGGTTCTGTTAATGATACATCAATCGTTTTTAGTGGTGATGTTCCTTGGATAGATCGATATACAACCATCATGATCACCGGTAAAGACAGTCAAGATGTGATGCATACTGAATATCATACAATCCAAGAAAGGAATGGACTATCATTTACTTTCAATTCAACTCGTGATGGATCAAAACTGAAATATGGTTATGTTAATGCCAATGTATATCTTTATTTTCCTGTGAATTACGGACGCAGACAAACAGAAATAGAGCTTCCATCAATAACACTCTGGAGTCTAGAACCAGAAAAAATCTTCCTAGATTCACAGCTTGATACTATTATAGACACTTGGAATGTTGCTGGCTCTGTGATGGAAAGAACTGATGGACACTATATTAAATATTCACTCCTTATAGACTGTGAAGCACGACAGGATGAGCTTCTAGCTGTAATGGGTAATATCGTTAAGAGGACCATTGGTCAGAGGTCCTTTTATTGCATCGGTCGTAAAGTAGATTTGGAATTTAATGGTCGAGCTAGAGAACTTGAACCTACAGAAGCTTTTGATATAGTTCCTAAAGTACAGTTTATTGCAGACATCGTGGTAAAAGAAGAAATTTATGATAGAGAATCTGTTGGTATCACATCAGATGTGAATGTATCAGTTTATTTATGAATATAAATGGAGGCATTATTATGGCAGATGAAGTAAAAGCAAGTGAAGCAATAGAAAAGAAAGTATACAAAGCTTCTGCACCTAAACAGTATCAGCTTACGTCCAGAATGAACAGAACTTATGAACTTCACATAAGAAAATCTGTTTACATCTTTCCACCAAATGGAACTCAGATTGTTGGTGAATCGGTTATCAACTCACCCGATTTTTTACAACAGCAGGATAAATTTATAATCAAAGAGGTTAACTAATGAGAAGACAAGGTATCTATGGATCATCTCTTCCAACTAAAAAATCAAAGATTGTTCAGGCTTCTGATTTTCTAATCGGTGGACTGATCGGTAAATTTGAGAGGAAATACAAAGTAGCTTTCCTCACTCACAACATGAATGAGCATAAAGAGATATTTGGAGAGGATATCTATTCTTCTTATTATGGATATGAATCTGCAGAACTCTTCTGGCAAAATGTTGTTGGAGTTGATGCTAAGCTCTATGTAAAATCACATGTAGGTCATACAGGATCAGCTTATGACGGAGTAAATGCAACTGCTAGTCCTCTCGATGGAAGCTCTGTTGCAACAATAAGAATTGATTCAGCCTATAAATCAGAATTGGATTATTCAATTTCTGGTAATAGGACCGGATACAAAATTATAAATGGAGCAAGATTTTCTACTGCTCTTGATGGTGCACCAAACACCAATGATCTGTTTCTTGTACTGGATTCAGTAGCTGGCATCAGAGTGGGTGACATCATAAAATGTACTCATACCGGACCAGTTTATGTCTACAAAAAGATAACCAGCATTTCTGAATCGGACAACAAGGTCTATTTTGCTGATGCTTTTGGATCTTCTTCTTTTACTGATGGTGATACAGTAGAAGTTATGGGATTTCAGATCAAGACTTACAGAAAATCCATTAAAGGAATCGTTTCTGAAGTAGAAACAGACCTTGGAGAAATCTGGTGTACGATGGAATCTGAAGTAACTGATTTCTACGTTCAGAATGTTCATGCTGAAAACAAATGGATCAAGGTAACAGACCTTGCTAGTGTTTCCGCTCTTCAGCTTTCCTTTCCAGTAGATGTTTCCACCGTTACATATCTGGCAAGTGGGGCTGATGGTACAAGCCCTACAACAGCTTCTCATTGGGCTGTTGATCTTACGGCTTTTGATAATCTTCCTATAAGGATGATAGCTAACTGTGAATCAACAGACATTACGATTCAGAAGGCTATAGAGACTTACAATCGTGGAAGATGGGATCTTCCTAAGACGATATTCAACATAGCTGAAAATCAGAGCAAAGCTCAACTCATTACGATCGGCAATAAATACCAAAGGTCTGATGATGTGCTTGGTGGAATACCGGCACAATGGTTGTACATCCAAGATCCTTTTGCTACAGCAAATAACGCACCATATAGGGCAGTTCCTAATGTTGGTGCTATTATGGGACTTTGGATCAGGTCCATTGGAACAAAAGGAATCCACTACATACCAGCGGTAATGGATCTTCCGATCTATGGAGTAGAGGATGTTGTAGGTGATCAGATTCTTTCTGAAATAGATAGAACGGACCTTTGTTCCGCAGGTGTCAATGTCATCCAGAATCTTTCTGGTCGTGGTATTGTCCTCAGATCATGGTATACTCCTTCTACAACGAAGGAATTCATGTTTGGTAATGGTATCATGATGAGGGATTTCATCAAAGTTTCTACTGTAGATTCCCTTACTGATACACAAAATGAACCTAATACAATGGTCAGGATAAAAGAAAGCAAAATGGCAGTCCTGCAGTTCTTGTATAATCTCTGGGCTGTCGGATCTACCGGTAGTGTTCCTGAAGGAGAGACTTTCGGTCAATCCATTAATACAGATGGATCTTATACCAAAGCTGAAGATCACTTCCAAGTTCAAGCTGATACAATAAACAATCCGCAAGCTTCTATTGACGCTGGCGAAAGAAATATTGATGTCTGGTTCAGTTATCCAGCACCTGCATCTTCTATCAAGATTGGTGTTGGTATTCTACTCAGAGGTTAATAGGAGAATAAAGGAGAACTATAATGCAAAAACAAGCAATGGCTTCTAAAGCCAAGATCATGTGGGATGGAATTGAGAAAGCTGGTTTAGTTTCTCTTAATGAAATCTCTCTTGAAAAGAGCACTATCGAAGTACCGGAATTTAAAAAGATTAGACAAATTCAGTCTGATATAACTAAGATTCCTGCTATAGAATTGAAGTATAAAACAGATAGAAATACCGATACTCTGAAGTTCTTTGAAGATTGGTATTTCAATAATGAAGTTAAAGATGGAACTATCATAAATACAGATGCCTCAGGAACAGAATATGCAAGAAAGCTGATCCCACAGTGTGAATGCTTGAAAATCGTATATCCACCTTACGATGCAAGCAATCCCACGTATGCTAATATTGTTGTTACTGTTCTTCCTTGGGACATAATACCAATATCAGCGGAGTAAAATTATGGGAATAAGATTTGCAGTACCAGTTTTTTTCAATGACACAATTTATACTCATGCAGAAATAATTAAGCCCACGGGGGCTGTCTTAGCTGACACGAGAAAGGTCTCCGATTCTGGAGACTTTTTCTCTATTAATAGAGTCTTTTGTATAGGCTGTATTGAATCTATTACTACATCAGCAGGTCAGATTATAACTGACAAAATAGCAATTAAGTCTATTGTTAGTAAAATGCCGAATAAGACAGCGGAACAAATAGCTTTAGCTATCATTCAACTTTACTATGCTGAAGATGATGGGGTTGAAGGTGTTTATCCTTGCCCAAGGTGTAACAATCCGGTAATTGCAGAACTTAAAGACATTGATGGTCTTAAACTTGATACAAGAGATTTTATCAGTCAGTTAGAGATTCGTTATTATGAAGGTAATGGGATTATAGAACATCAAATGGCCGTGCCGGTATCAATCAAAAATACTGCTACAGGTGAAGTAATAGAACAGATTACAAGCTTCACTATGAGATTTCCAACTATAGAAGATGGTATTAATGCCTTCCAACGGTATGGAACTCAAGATTTGATTAGGCTTCAATTTGCTATGTTTGTTCAAGCCATTACCCATGTAAATGGTGAACCAGTAAAATCAAGTTGGAAAAGTACAGTAGGCATGATGTTTTTTGAAGGAATAAAAGACGTAAAAAAAGACATTGAACCTGTAGTAAATGAAATAAACAGCTATGGTGTTATTCCTAATGTCAGAAAGATTTGCCCTAAATGTGGAAAGGAGTGGGACGCTATAATAAATACTAGCAATTTTTTCGATTCCGCTCTGCAGTCAGTTTAAACTGTCAGGCAGAGCAACCCTTAATATGGCTAATACAATCTTTTGAGTATATAGATGTTTCACTTAGTCTGTTATATGATGAATGTCTTAGACTCATGAAAGCCACAGAAGGCGGATTCACATTGACCGAATTAATGAATCTTCCTTTTGATGACTTTAATTTGCTAATTGAAAGAACAAATCTGTTATTAAAACAAATAGAAGCGGAAGAAAGCAAGGAGGATGAATAATGGAAGATGTCGCACTCACCTTTAATCCATTAGGCTTTATTTCAGGAATTAACAAAGTCATATCTTCCATGCTGACTTTTGAAAAAACCTCACAGAAAACAACCAAGAAATCAGAAGATGGAATAAACAAAGTATCATCCTTTATGGTTGCTAAAGGGATGATCATGGCTAATATAATCATGTCAGTAGCAAAAAGAGCATGGTCTTCTATTAAAGCCAACATCCCTGAAATAGGAAAGACTTTCAGTATTGCTGGTGATATCATATCACGTAATCTCTTATGGCCTCTAAGGCAAGAACTTATTCCAGTATTGCAAAAGATTTTGAATTGGGTAAGAGATCACCGCATTATGTTTGTCAGGCTGGGTCAAGTAATAGCTAATGTTTTCAGGGCTATAGTAACAATAGTTAAATCTGTATTTGATCTAGCATCAAGAGCTATTGGTAGACTGGTAGATGGGCTTAAGAGAATCTTTGGTCAGACTAAAGCCACGATAGAACAGATATTAAATCTGATTGTATTCAAAATCACAGCCATTGTTCTCTTTATGGAAAGTGCATTAGCTCCTATTTTTGATACTATAGTGGATCTCTTTCTAAAGATAGCTGAATATGCAAAGATATTATGGGATAATTTTAAAACAGGATTCGGAGAAGTAACGCCGATAATAGAGGATGTTATGGGCTTATTCAGAGAAATGAAAGGATTGATTGATGATCTTATTGGTACTAACTTAAATGGATTTTTTAGCGCGTTAGGTACTATTCTAGGTAGTACAGTTCGCATCGCTCTTGAAGGAGTTATTCACACTTTGGATACTCTTATTACAGGTATCAAAGAACTGAAATTAACAGTGTCTTTCTTAAAAGGTGATATGTCTTGGGCTGAAATGAAAAAACAGAAGGGAGAACTGGAAAAGGAACTTGATAAAAGGGGTGAACGTAGGTGGGAATCAGCAAAATCCGCAGGCAAAAGAATGGTTGGTGCTGTTACAGGTAATACACCTAGTACAAATATACAGACTAATCAGAATAACAAAAATGTCAACATAGATAATTCAAAGATAAATATAAATGCTCCTATTACTGTTGGACCAAATGTAAATCCGCATGACGTTTCAAAGGCAGTTGATAGAGGAGTAACAGACGCATTGAAGAAAGCTCAACAGAAGAGAGGTGGGTGATGGCTCAAAACTTATCACTACCAAAATTTAAGTTTAATGTACCATGGTTTCTGTTTGATATAACAAACAAACAATTGATCATGAGTAGATTTACACCATCTGATATATCTGATACTAAAGGGATTGTGTTTGCTGAAACACCAATTCCCGGACTTAATTATCAGCCCATGAATTATGGAGGTGGTGGAAATCGTAAAATTTCTTTTTCTATTCCTTTAATCAAGAGGAATAACACAGTTGGTAATGTGCTCATGCTTAAACAGTTTGAAAATCTAAGAAACCAAGGAACTGGATTGTTTCATATTTTATCTGGTCAGTTTGTTCCAAATCCTCAAGTCCTCTTTTACTATGGAGTTGGATCAGTTCCATTAGTCTATTTTGTTACCAAATGTGATGCTTCTCATAAAGCTGGCTGGGTTAATGAAATGGGAATGCCACAATATTCAGAAATTGATATAGAGCTTGTCCTTGATGAGGGTAACATCCTTTATACAGCAGAAGAGATTTTCAGAAAAGTGGCCTCAGTGTCTGGTATGATGTTATCAGTATATGATGTTGTTACTTCAAATAAAAAAGAGAGACCATATTAATGAGATATGTCAATATTAATAATGTATCCTTCACTAGATTAAATGGTGATTCAGTTCTCATTAAAGACTTCAGAGAATATCCAGCCTATATAAAAAGGCTTTCTTATTCTGTGAAAGCTAATGATATGATAGATGAAATCATCACTAGGAAGGATTTACTGGGTGATAGTGCTGAATCAGAATCTTATAAAATTGTTGATTTTAATATCACCAGACTCTTTGAAGCAGATTGGAACTTAGGATCTCTCAGATCAATTGATATTCCGGACATGGTATGATAGGCTTAGAAAACAGAGATAAAAGTTATTTTAAGGTTGTGATACCAAATCAAGGTCAGACCTTTACACAAGCAACAAAATCTATCATATCTTTTTCTATTACTGAAGAAGTTGGTAAGATGCTTACTGGGTCGGTTTCTTTCTATGATCCGATATATAAATATCATGACATTCTTCGCATGGGCAAGACCTTAAATATAGAATGGGGTTATACTCGTCCTTATATCTTTTATGATGTGAATGAATCTGTTGATCAATTCAAGGGTGGATACAAAAGGACCGGTATTCAAGCCATTATTCAATCACCATCAGGCTCTGGAAGTGAAAGCGGCGAAAAAATCTATAATTGCAACTTCATCGGGAAAGAATATGTTGCTGGAATAAAAACGCTGGTCCACAAAGGACCTACTTATGCAGACGTTATACGTACTGTTTTAACAAACTTCGGTGTATCGATTGATCCGGCCCATTGTTTCATTAATTTCCCTAAAGGATCTACAAAGCTCACAGCAGATACATATGTTCTTCAATATGAAAGTGATTGGAAATTTTTGGCTAGGATGAGCTTTGAATGGGGAGCATTATTTGATCTTTCCTATAATGCCAAGGGTGAAAAAATCGCTATGTTTGCTACAACCAGTTCTTCTGAATATCTTGCTTATAGTCTTATTAGAACTCAATCACTAGCTGGATCTTCTATGACATTCAACTATATGAATAAAGTTGGTGTAAATACCACTATGGTAAGAAATTTTAATTGGCAACAAAATGGTGGAGGTGGTGGAGACAATGTACAGATATCAATGATCGGAGGACAGGTCCAGATTATGAGATATCATGCAGAAACTGAAAGAACCGTTGTTTATAAGCTTGATTCAGATAAGATGGCAAGAGAAATGAAAGCTGGTAACACCAAGGATCAAATTGCCCTTTTATCAGACTGGTTATCAACTAATAAATTTGAAGATCTTATTTATGATTCAAAAACAAACAAAGGTTATTTTGTGCCGGTGGTTCAGACGACAGCTCCTCAGGGACTTGGGTACACTATCAATCTTAAAACCCTTGGTAATCCTATGATAAGTCCACCATGTAAAGTGATATTTGAATCTGTAAAGGATTCAACAAAGAATTTTCCACCGATGTTTCAGAATACATCATTATCTTATTGGATACGCAAAGTAACACATACCATCAGCAGGAGCGGATATGAATGTGATGTCGAAGTTGTTGATGGATTTACAGCTAGTGGAGGGTCGTTCGTTTACTAATGAATGATGATAGACATGATATAGTGGGTATGATACAAGAAGTGGTAAGGAAACAAACCATCTTCTATAAGCATTATGTAGGTCAGGTTATTGATAATCAGGATGAAGTCAATAAAGGAAGAATTCAAGTACTCATTCCCGAATTAGGACTTCTGACTAATGATCAAGGTCTATGGGCTTATCCAAGAGATAAACAATCTATGATAATTCCTGCTATTGGTACTTATGTTGAAGTCTATTTCATTAATGCAAATCCTAATAGGGCAGTTTATTTAGGAATGAGTATTGAAATGGAAAACATGGGTGTAGTTAATTATGATGGTGATCCTAACAACAGTGTTCTATTTGAAGCTCAGACAAATAACGGTAACTACATTAAATATAATGATACAGACAAACAGTTGGACATTATGATGGAAAAACTGATTATAAATCAAGGAACAGAACCGTTTGTCTTAGGGACTCAGTTAAAGACTTACCTAACGGACCTTGTAAACAATATTTTTAATCTTCATACACATAATGTAGTAGATCCTGTTTCAGGTACTTTGGTTTCAGCAGTACCAAATCAATTAGGACAAGTTCCTGCAGATACGATTTTATCAACACAGATAAAAGGTAAATAATGGCAGATATCAATGAAATAGTAAATGGTGATTACTTCTTCTTTTATGGTAAAGCACCAATTGAAGATGAGACTGCTCATGATCTGATGTTGATGCTTCTTCAACCTAAAAGAAAAATGTTTTATAACAGATCAGAGGGTGCTGGCGTTTCTGATTATCAGAATTATCCAAATGCTCTCAGTCTACAAATAGGTCTTAGATATGATATTACCATTGCCATCGCATATAGAAATTATTATGTTACTGATGGATCAAATGGTACAATAGATAGAAGAATAGCTTCATCTCAGCTGTCAATTTCTTTTGATCAGGATGACAATGGAAATCTAGATCTTAGTGTTTATTATTTCATGTATGGTAACATGAATATTCCTCAGAATTTAAGTCTTCCGGTAGGTAAAGTATGATGGCATTCAATCCAATCCAATATACAAGTAAATCATTCCTTACAATCTTAAACGACATAAATAGCGATTCAGAATTGGTTGACAAACCAGACTGGTTTAAACGAATAATAGCTGGTATGGGTGATGTGATAGCAATGTATCAAGATGCTATTGCAAATCAATCTTATCTCAGGACAGCATTTACTAGACAGGCTGTGGCTGATCTTCTTGCTTTAATAGATTATCAATTAACGCCACAACAGACTTCCTCTGGAACTCTTATTTTTTATATTCTACGGACTGCAACTTTTCCTTTTACTGTAGGAAAGGAAGATTTAGTTGCTACAACATCTGGCAATATTTCTATTTCAGCTCTCAGGTTTGAAAGTAGAGAAGATAAAACAATCTCAGCTTTTTCAGAAGGATTTATTACCGATTACACAACAGACCTTCTCACAATAGCCCGTAATGGAGGATATTATACAGGAGATTTGATTCGGGTTTCATCCACCGGTACTCTTCCTGCTCCTTTACAGGCTAATACTGATTATTATGTAATCAAAGTATCAAATACTACTATCAAACTTGCAACTTCAAAGGCAAATGCCTTTGCTGGCACTCCTATTAATCTCACCTCTAATGGCACTGGCTCTCATACAGCAGTGCTCTATTCTTTCCCTGTTACAGTATACCAACAGACAACACTGGAATCTGCTATAATAGTGGGTACTTCTGATGGCATAAGTGAATGGCAAAAATTCAACTTACCAGATGTCTATGTTCTAGAAGATACCGTTGAAATAACGATTAATGGATTGGCTTGGACTATACAAGATTCTATGATTTATTCTGAATCAACAGACCGGCACTGTCGGTTAATGTATAATAGTGATGGCACAAGTTATCTACAATTTGGAAATGGTACATATGGACTGATACCACCAAACTATCCAATATATGTTTCATATTCTTATGGTGGTGGCTCTATTAGTAATGTTTCAGTTCTCAATAAAGTAACACTCTATGCTGGATCTGATTCTAATATAACTGGTGTTACGAATGTTTCCACTATGACTGGTGGTGAAGATGAAGAAGACATCACTTCCGCAAAGACTCTTGCTCCTATACTCTTGAAAACAAGAGATAGATTTGTAACTGTAGATGATGGTGAATCTTTGGTTTTGAATTATGGTGGAATTTCAAGAGTAAAAATCGTAAAGAACTATTATGGATTGCTCAGCTGTCAAGTTATCTGTGTTCCTAATGGTGGTGGAGTTTTATCGAGTGCAGTAAAGACAGCACTGGAGACTTATCTCATAAACAAGACAATCCTTGAATGTATAGATATACGAATTGTGGATGCAACATATGTGACAACTAATTTTACTTCTCAACTTAAAGTACTGGATGGCTACAACTATTCTGATGTAAAACCAACTTATGAATTGGCTATTCATCTAGCTCTTTCTGAAAGAACAGAAGAAATCTACATCACATATCGAGATTCTGGTATTGCAGATGCTGTTGCATTGATCAATTCTATCTGGTCCTATACTTTTTCAGATGAGGATTACGTACAAATAGCTTCTCTACTTGATGCTGTAGATGCTCCAAACTTTGGAGTTTCTATTCAGGGATCAAATATCAATGCTCTACTAGAAAAAGTTGATGGAGTGGATTATTTCACCATTACAGTACCGTCTTCATTTCCTATAACGTTTGGATCAACAGAAATTAGTACAGTTGGGACTATTACAACTACGGAGATATCCTAAATGAGTATGCTTCCAATTCCATCTATTAATTTTTTCCCTCAAGGATATCAAGATAATCCAACAGACGCAATTACAGCTCTTGCTGGAAAAATTGATGATATATTTTCTGCTCTTGAGCAGGAAACTTTTGATTTATTATGGTTAAAGAATGTAGAGCGATGTCCATCTAAATACCTAAATGAATTGGGATATATGCTTAATGCCGGTCTTCAAAAAATCGACACCGATAGAATAAAAAGACAAAAGATATACAAAGCTATTCAATCTCATAAGATTAGAGGTTCTTGGATCGATCATGCCAAAATCATCATAGACGCAATAACAGGATATTCGGCTGTTATGTTTGTTGCATCTGCCTCTGATGATTGGATATTAGGTGGAGATGGTATAATAGAACTTGATTCACCATGGGCAATATTGGAAAGTGGTGTTGATGATCCTTATGGGATGAATTTAATCGGTGAAGGAACAGAGATAGAAATTTCTGGTAATATTTATATTAATTGTCATGATGGTATTAAAGGGAGTACACTTACATCTGATCAAATTAATAATATAGTAAATCAGATAAAAGATGATATAGTACCAGCCTACATGAGAATCTATTTAGGATACATAGATACTGATGATTCTTTTGTAGTTTATACTGATGGAATTATAGGCTAAGGAGAATTTTATGGTAGATAAGCATTTAAATGTTGAATACAGTGGTGGTCTTCCTCTTAATCTTGGAGATCGCTATTATTCTCAAGATTTAATACGGGATTTCTGGTATCAGGTATCTCTTGTTGGTCAGATTCTTAGAGATACTTATGGTCAGATTCCAATTTTAATATCAGGTGGAGTAGTCACACAAGGATCTGGTCTTAGTCTTAATATTACAGCTGGTTATGGTTATGCCGAATATGAAGTATCAGTTCCTGATGATTTTGCTTCTCTTCCACCATCTTTAACAACAAAAACTGTTGGGTCTATTCGTATAGGATGGGGTGCTCAGACCAATATTAATGGAAGTAGTGCATATTGTTCAGAATTTAGTCCTGTTGATGATGGTTCTACTGTCAACTATGTGAAAATGGTGTATAACGAAATTAATGGTAATACAAGAGCAAGAGCTAGAAAATCTGGTTCTTATGCTTATGAAAGGATTCCATCATTTCTTCTGGTTGTTAATTCTACTGCACCAACAGATAAGGAACTTCTGTTAAATACATTCATATCAAACGGGACAACATATACATTTTTGAATCAGTCAAATACTATTAATTATTCATCAATATTAGATGTTTCAGAATTTTGTCGAGATTATGGTTCTCTTGAAGTTGGTTCATCTATAAAAACTGAATTAACATATAGACCCATTACCAATATTCATAGATGGTGGTGCCTGAACCAGCCCAACACAACAATCACAGCGGCTTCGACTCCTGATCTTGCATCAGCCATGCGCAATTACAAACTCCGGATGAAGCCGTGGAGTGATAATATTAGCACGTGGGATGTAACGGATCATGTTGAAACCGGAAGTTC